TATCTTCTTATTTTACCATCAGGTGCTCTGTATGGTATGATAATCTCTTCACTACCCCACTGTAATATAGATGGGTTGTTGTCACAGAAAACCATGAACTTTCGTTCCCAAAGTGATCTGTAAACAATATTTGTTGGGTTGCCACGATACTTCTGAGGATGTATTGGTTTATAAAACCCAGAATACGCCATAAATATAATTAGTCCAACATAGGTATTTAGCTTGGCATCCATCAATAATTTTTTAGCAACAATGAATGCTAATGGCGGTATGTCATTAGCAAATAGTTTTATAGTGCAAATTATAGGAGACAATGGTACACCAGACGAAGATAATATATTTGAATTTTTATGTGATGAAGCACAACTTCCTAACATACAAGCAGCAACTGGAACTATTGAAGGAAGATATACTGGTGAAGGTCAGGTAAATTATCCACATACTCGTGTGTTTACAGAGGTTCAACTTGGATTTCAATGTGATGCTAATATGACACCATTAAAATACTTGAATACTTGGTATGGTTCAGTGTTTGGAGAACCTCCTATAGAAGATGGTCAAACATTGGAAGGTATATCCAGCACACCATATTCAGCAAATAGAACTAATAAATTACAACTTCCAAAAAGTTACTGTAGAACAGTTAAGATTACAAAAACTGAAATAGGTCCTGAAGATGCACCACTAAGACCATCAGTAACATACTTACTAGAGAGAGCGTGGCCGTTTGCTATTGATGCAGTGCCATTACAATTTGGATCTACTTTGTTAACAAAAGTTACATGTCAGTTGTATTACACTAGACATACGATACTTCATAACAACATCACACAATCTGTATAGATACAGCAAAATTGACTTTCTGATTCTATAAAAGCGGGAAAATTTTTTCCGCAATTTTTTTGTTTAAAAAGTCGCTAAATATAAATATGACCTTGGAGTAGATATTATGGCATTGCCAACCATGGATGTACCGACTTATGAGTTGGTAGTTCCTTCAACAAAGAAAAAAATTAAATTTCGTCCATTTTTAGTAAAAGAAGAAAAAATACTATTAATGGCATTAGAATCAGATGATGAGAAAAATATTAAAAACGCCATATATGAATTATTAAAATCTTGTATTACCACAAGAATTAAACTTGAAAGTCTTGCAAGTTTTGATTTAGAGTATATTTTCTTAAATGTTCGTGCAGTTTCTGTTGGTGAAATTGTGCAAATGAATATTACTTGTCAAGATGATAATGAGACGCAATTAAAGTATAATTTGAATCTTACTGATGTTAATGTAAGTTTTCCAGAAGGACATGAAAACAAGATTATGTTAACTGACAATACTGGTGTAATAATGAAATATCCCTCTTTTGACGGATTTGTTGAATCACAATTTACCGAAGATAAGGAATTTGACGTAATTAAAGTTGTTGCAGAGTCCATTGATCAAATTTTTCAAGGAGATGATGTATTTGATGAATCCACTACCAGCAAAAAAGAATTTATACAATTTGTAGAATCATTGACTAATGAACAATTAGAAAAAATACAAAAATTCTTTGAAACAGCTCCTAGACTAGAACATTCATTTAAAGCGACTAATCCTAATACTGGTGTTGAGTCTGAGTATACTTTAAGAGGGTTGCAGAGTTTTTTCGGATAGCCCTCTTTCATAATACGCTAGAGGGGTATTACAAGACCAACTTTGCTTTGATGCAACACCATAAATACAGTTTGAGTGAAATTGAAAATATGATCCCATTTGAGAGACAAGTATATGTCTCATTATTAATGCAATACTTGGAACAAGTTAAACAAGAACAAGAAAAACAAAAAAGGTAATGGCAGCAGGAACCGTAGCATACACTGATACCACGGGTAAAAAGGATTATCTTGGTATGATTGCAAGTCAAATTGGAAGGCGTCTTAAGGAAGCTTCTGATATGGCATCGGATGAGCGTGCTTTTGCAGAAAAGAAAGCAGAAGAAGGTGGAACATCTTTATCAGAAGCAGGAATAGGTAAAGGATATTTTTTTAGAAGAGCCCTTGGTTCAAGATTTGGTGGAGATAGAATTGCCAGAACCAAGGGCAGAATGGGTATGGGTGGTGCTGGAACAGACCCTACAGGAAATTTTAGAAGTAGATTTCGTGGTGGATTTGACTATAACGTAACCAATGAAATACAAACCGCTACTATGCCACTTACAGGTGCTTTAGTAAGTGGACTTCGTGGTGTAGAGAGTGGATTAATATCTATATCTCAATCTTTGAACGCTTTGTCTGTTGGCATGAGTAATCTTGCCGAAGCACAGGCAGATGTAGCAAGACAGACGATACGTAATGGTGCGTTTATGCAAGCGTTCCTAAACCATATGCAAAGAGAAGGAGCTCGTTCGCGTGCTCGTGGTGAAGAAAGAGGTTTAGAACGTCGTAGTCGTGGTGGATTTTCTCGTGGATTTGGTGGTGGCGGTGGTGGTGCTGGTCGCGGAATGATCAATGTCACACCTCCTTCTGCATCTATTGGTGCTGGTCGTGATGTTGCTGGAGCACTCACTAGTTTTGGTACTTCTCAGTTATTAGGTGAGAGCACAAAAACACAAAAATATATTGGTAAAGGAGTTAAAGCAACAAAAAACCTTATAACTGACAAAGTTGTTAAAAAGACTGGTGAAAAAATAGCTAAGAACACAGCTGGAACGGCGACTAAGCAAATAACAAAAAGACTTGCATCTTCGTCAGGAAAGGTAACAACGGGCTTGGGTAAAATGCTCGGTAAAAATACAAATGACCTTTTAAGAACTATCTCTAGTGGAGGAATAACAAAAATTAAGGGTTTTCTTAAACCTGCTAAGGAGGCTTTTGGTATACTTCCTGCTGCTGGTAAAACAACAGCAAGTTTAGCTAAAGCTGCAAAAAACGTTTTTAGCACTGTAGATTTATCTGATGTCTTCTTTAAACAGGCAGGGAAAGGAACTAAAAATTTGAGTGCTTTTGATAATATGCTCAACACATTGAATCCTGATGAGTTTATGAAACGAGCAGAAGGAATAGAGGATGCATTGAGGCATTCTTTTGGAAATGTGGGATTGGCGAGAAATCAGGTACAAATGGCATATGGTACAATAGACAATATGGAGGATGCAGTATCTGCGATGGCAGATCTGAAAAATCTGGGTGTTCCTCACAAAAATGCGGATGAGTTCCTAAAAGGAATGATGGATCCAAAATTATATGATGAATATGCGAAAACTGCGTACAAACCACTTAAAACTGCAGTAAAAAGTGGATTCACTCATAAGATGCTAAAAGCTCCTGCTATCAAAGCAACAACAAAAGCAGCAGCAAAAACAACAGCAAAAGCAGGAACAAGATCCCTTCTCAAACAAATTCCAGTTATTGCAGGTATTGCTGGTATAGCGTTTGGTATTGAACGTGCATTAAAAGGAGATCTTCTTGGTGCTGGACTTGAAATAACTTCTGGTCTTTTAGGTGCAACTGGTACTACACCTGGCATTGGATTGGCGATTGATGGATTTTTGCTTGGTAGAGATCTAGGTGCGATACCAATGATGGCAAATGGTGCAGTAAATAGTGGAATATTATCAGCAGCAACTCCTGTGATAGCAGGTGAGAAAAGTAAAGAAGCATTTCTTCCATTGGAAGGAGCTGAGGGAATAATTGCTGGTACAGTGTTTGGTGATGCAGCTGCATCAGCACTTGCTAACAACTTCTTTGCAAAGGGATCAAATTTTGTTTACTCAGGAACTAATAATCCTAATGAAATGTCAAGTATGTTAAACAATACTTCTGCAAAAACAAACATGGGACAAATGCTTGCATCAACAACTGTTATTAACAATAATTATGCTGTTGCTAAAGGAGGATCTGAAGGAGAATCTAGTGACTCTAAATTCCCATCATCATTTCAAGCATTTACAGTTCCTTACAGTTTAGCGAGTAAATAATGGCAGAACAACATTCAGCTGAAGCAAAACTAATTAGATGTATCATATCTAAAAATGGTCTTAAAGGAAAAGCTTTAGGTTCCGATATGCTTGCTGCGTTTGATGTATTTGAAAGTATTGAATCACCGTTTATGGCAGGATCTTTAACTGTTAGTGACTCAAAAAACTTTATAAATGACTATCCCATTGAAGGTGGTGAAACCATTCAAATAGAATTAAAAACTACTTTTAGTGACATACCAATTGAGTATAGCTTTGTAATTGCTAGGATTGGAACTAGGATTATAAAAAATAAAATGCAGCTATATGAGTTAATATTATGTTCTCCTGAGGCTTTAATTAATGAAAGTCTTAGAGTACAAGATTCTCTTGAGGGAAATCCTGAGACAATAGTTGGGAAAATGTTAGGTAACGAATATCTAGGTTCTAAAAAAGAGTTATTTTCAGAACCATCTAGATTTGAGACTAAACTAATTCCTAATAGAACTAGACCATTTGATATTATTGCAATGCTTCTTAAAAAGTCTGTTTCTTCAAAAACTACTTACACAGGAAAAAAGTATCCAAAATATGAAGAGAATAGACAAAATAATAGACCTAATTCAAATAGCAAACCAATAAAAGGTAGTGCTGGATTCTTTTTTTGGGAAACACGTAGAGGATATAATTTCTTTTCTATTGATGCACTATGCGATACATCTGAGAATGGAAAATTTATATTTAAAGATAAGAAAGAAGGTGATAAAGAATCAAAACCAAGATTACAGACACAAGCATGGGGTCCTTACATAGAAACTGTTGCTAACACTCAAGCATCTGGAGATCAAAGATTTATAATCTCGGATGCTATGTTTACATCAGAGATTGATTTAATGACTTCATTAAGAAGAGGAAAATATTCTTCTCTAATGGTTTTCTTTAACCATTCTACAGGTCAATATGAGGAATACACTTATAAAATTAAGGATAGTTATGATAATATGGCACATTTAGGTGGACAAGATGCTATCTCATTAATTCCCGCTAATGAAATTGACTTATCTAATTTTCCAACTAGAGTTATGTCTATGATTTTAGATCATGAGTCGTGGTATAATAAAGCAGGTATTGGTAATCCAGATGATGCCAAAGCAACAGATCCAAATAAATTTGCAGATTGGCAGAAATATTATATGGCACAAGGAATAGCAAGAGCTGAATTATTAAAAAATCAAGAGGCAAAAGTAAATATTCCTGGCAACCCTCTTATATGTGCAGGTGATAAGATTGATCTTAAAATTCAAAGCAAGTTAGCAGATAAGTTAAGAAAAAAACAACCTTTTGATTTAGAAACTAGTGGAGTATATCTTGTTAAGGAAGTAAGACATTTGTTTAATTTTCTTGACGGAAACAACGGAACTTGTAAAACTACGCTAGGATTGTTTAGGGACTCTTATGGAGTCAAAGAAGTCCCTTCCAATCACGGCAATAAATAAATCAAGGAGGTACTATTCATGGAAAGTATAGAAAAACACATTGCTCTAGATAAAAAGATTGTAGAAGATCCCTTAGCAAACCCTGCAGCACGCAGACATGCAAAGGAAGAACTTCATGAACTTGAAATTTATGCAGAGCATCATAAAGAAGAAATAGAAGCAGGAGATCATCATGATCCTAATGCTTTAGAACTATTTTGTGAGATGCACCCTGACGAACCAGAGTGTTTAGTTTACGACGACTAATATGGATGATGCATTATCAAGACTTATGCCAACCCAGAGAATCGGACAAGACGGTTTTCATTGGTGGGTAGGTCAAGTAGAAGGAACCGCCAGCGATGAAAAAAACAACAAAGGCGGATACCGTTATAAGGTAAGAATCGTAGGAGATCATCCCTCATCAAGGGAAA